CCCCCCCACCTGGCCCACGCCCACAGCACACATGAGCAAAGAAACGAACGCACCGAGCGAACACAAACGGAACACGCCGACATTGACAGCACAGGTCAATTGGCCTACACCGAACGCAAGCGATTACAGGGACAGAGGGAATATGAGCAATCCATGCGTGCAAAAGCGTATGGACGTAGGAAAACAACTTGGCTTATCGATGGTTGTTCATCCGACTTCTGGAAAGTTGAACCCCGAGTGGGTAGAGTGGCTGATGGGGTGGCCGCTAGGGTGGACAGACTTAAAGCCATTGGAAATGGACAAGTCCCATTGTGTGCAGCAACTGCATGGCGAATCCTCTCAGCAGGAGCCTAAATAATGGACACAGAAACAATAGCCAAGGCCTTGGGTAACGCCAAGCAGGTCAACGGGCAGTGGGTGTGCTCATGCCCCGTACCTGGCCACGGCAGCGGCAATGGGGACAAAAACCCTAGCCTGTCGATCACGGAATCAGAAGGCAAGATGCTGTTTCACTGTCACGCTGGGTGCGACCAACGGGAAGTGTTTGATGCGGTCAGGGAAAGGAACCTATTGCAGTCAACGCCCAAGCGTGAGGAGATTAGCTTTACTCAGCACCAAGCGCCGGTTTTGGAAAAGGAATGGGTGTATCGCTCGGAAGACGGCACGGAACTGTTTACCAAGCGCAGGTACAAGACTAATGACGCAAAGGGTAAGACGTACTCCATCCACAGAGTAAACTCAGAAGGAAAGCGCATTGCAGGGCTAAAGGACACCAGAATTGTCCCGCTGAATCTGCCAGAAATCATTGAAGCAAAGCAATCAGGTCGAGCCATCTACCTAGTGGAAGGCGAAAAGGCAGCGGACGCGCTAATAAGTATTGGCGCCATTGCAACCACGTCGCACACTGGCGCAGGCAGTTGGCCGACGGAGATTACGCAATATTTTGCCGACGCAAATGTCGTAGTTGTGCCTGACAATGATGAGCCAGGTAGAGTGTATGCGAAACGCGCAATTGCTAATTTGCTGCCGGTAGTCAAGTCAATACGCTATCTTGATTTAGGGCTAATGATGGAGGGAGATGACGCCTATGAATGGGTGTATCACGCAAAAGGTACGCGCAAGGAGCTGGCAGAGATGGCTAGGCAAGCGCCTGTAATAACAGAGCAAGCCGAGCCAGCGCAGCAATCAGAGCCATCAGAATCCTTTAACCCGACTCCGCAACTGCTCAACATCGAGGCATGGGACACCATCAAGGATGAGCCGGTAAATTGGATCATTGAGAACGTATTACCCGATAAGGGTTTCGCAGCGCTCTACGGGCCACCAGGTAGCTATAAGTCATTTATAGCCCTAGACATAGCCGAAGCTATAGCTACAGGACGCCAGTGGATGGGTAACCAGGTTACGAACGCTGGCGCCGTTCTCTACATAGCGGGTGAAGGTCACGGCGGTATTGGGGCAAGGATCAAGGCTTGCAAGATCAACCACCAGACGCAGGACGGCGCCGAAATCTACGTCATACGCTACCAGTTGAACCTGAGATCGAGCGCCGACGACTTCAATTTGCTGATGCAGTCCATAGACAACTTAATAGAGCGCACGGGCATAGAGCTGCGCCTGGTGCAGATAGATACCCTAGCCAGAGCCTTCGGCGGCGGCAACGAGAACGACAGCCAGGACATGGGCGCCTTTATCCATAACGCTGGCAGATTGCAGCGAAAACTGGACTGCGCCTTAATGGTTTTGCACCACTCAGGCAAGGACGCCACAAAAGGATTGAGGGGTCACAGCAGCCTCTTAGGAGCCGTGGATACGCAGATTGAGCTGACAAAGTTGGAGCAAACCGAGCGCAAGGATGGCGTCGCTGGTACAGGAATCATCACCATCAGTAAGCAAAAGGATGGCCAAGACAACCTTAAATTCGGCTTTGAGATGGTCCAAATCAACATAAATCAGGACATAGAAAGCGGACTCGGGCTGGACGATAACGTCTCATTAGCGGTCAAAGAGAACCAGGAAATGATTGACGAGCAGTACAAGACGCCACCAAAACCACCATCCAGATCGGGCGCCGGAGGGGTGCAAAAGGTGGCACTGGACGCACTTCACAAGGCAATTGGTGAGCATGGCGAGATGCGGTTAATTGACGGAAAGCGCAATAAATCGATTCACGTGGAACAGTGGCGGGATGCGTTTGAGGCAGCACAGACAGACAAAAAAGGAATCACAAAGCGGTTCAACAGGTGCGTGCAGAGCCTCCAGAACGCTAAAAAGGTAGAGGTTTTCGATCCATTTGTGTGGGTTATTTGGAGCGATGATGGTCAAAAAGATAGGGATTTCTAAGTCTTTTTAAGGTGCTTGGACAAATGGGACAAATGGGACAAATGGGGGACAAATGGGATTACATACTAAATCCCATATGTATCGGCATAAATTGGCTGGAAAACGGGACAAATGGGCGCGTAAGTCTTAATACGCGCCCCATTTGTCCCGATCAGTCAATGCCCAAACTTTTGCCCAAGTGGGCAGTTTCTAGTTTTTCTTGATGGAGCAATAAGTGGCAACAAATAAACTTAAATCTTTGGCGATTACAGCGCCGACCATGCCAGCATATCCAGCAGACAAGTTTGACGTGTTCAAAAACGCGGTCATGGTCGAACTGGCGAATCGAAAGAATACCCATGATGCGTTGTGGGGTATTGACAGACTGGTCTGGTTGGTCGACAGCGGGTTGCGCGAAAAGGTGTGGCTGCAAATGGAGAGGGTTTGGCAGGCACAAGAAGAACGCAACGACCAGAAGCTGGACAAGGCGGTTAAGGGTATGTGCAAGGCTTACGATGCGATGGAACGGTGGGCGGTAGCCAACAACGTGTCAGAACCGCCCAATCTGCGACATATTGAGCACCAGCAGAAAGATGGTGCTGTTTTCGTTATCGTGCCAGATGAGGCCTCTAAACGGCTTTACCTTCAACAGTGGCCTGGGACAACGGACAGGGAAGTCTGGACGGCAGCAGAGATTGCGATAATCGTGGCACGCCAAGCAAATGGCAAAATTAGCGAGATCAAGCGACAATGGCCAGATAGCAAACTGGTAAAGGTCGGTGGACCTAGCGGTTTTGATGATATGGTCAACGACTTGGATATGACGACACCAAGCAAAATGCCAAAGCTGTTTGACACTAAAGCGTTTGTGCGGTGATGGGAAAATGGTAAGGTTATGCGCTTTTTGCATACATTTCGTTAAATTACGCGCACGCGCATGGGGTAATGATGAAGACTTTGGCTGAAAAGACTACTAAAAACGGTGCAATCATGGGCCGGCCAGCGAAATGGCCTCCAGAGCATCCAGTTTGGCGTGAGATCGTTGCCCAGGTATCGGGAGGCAAAAGCGTGTCTACTGTGCTTGCGCAGGACAATATGCCAAACTGGACCAGCTTCCAAGCCATGCTGGCGCAGGACGACAAGCTGCGCGAAGCCTACGACAAGGCCGTACAAGACCGCGCAGACAAGTTAGCTGACGAGATACTGCAACTATCAGACGAGGTGATGCCGGAGCATTTAGAGGGCGCTATGGCGTCTGCCTGGGTGCAGCAGAAGCGGATGCAAGTGGATGCGCGTAAGTGGATAGCGTCTAAGCTCAAGCCGCGCACTTACGGGGACCGCATCGATATGACAGTGAGGGACGAGCGCATCAGCGTTATTGACGCGCTTGAGGCTGCCAAGGCACGAGTGTTGACGCTGGACAACGTGACCGATGTGGTTGCGCGTCCTGTGGATAAACCCGTCTGATTCTGTTCTACTTTATACGACGGGCGTTATGTTAAGTTGTTTGGCCTGTGCAATACCTGTTAATAACCCTACTTGCCGGCTTTATCCTTTGATCCCTCCGCGCCCGACCCCGCCCCGGGTAGGGCCGGCGGCGGAAGGTCACGGAAACGGTGCGTCCACGAACAATTTTTATTTTTTTTAAACCTTTAACCAAAAAGCCACTATGCAACTGCCCATTTACCGAGGTGAAGAAGAACAGAGGCTGATGACCGAGTTATGGTCACCGGCCATTGCGGACGATGTTGAAGCGTTTGTGATGTATGCTTTCCCGTGGGGCGTAAAGAACACGCCGTTAGCCAAATTCACTGGCCCGCGCAAGTGGCAGCGGGAGGTGCTGCGGGATGTGACTGAGCACATTAAGGCGCAGCAGGGCAAGGTTAACTTTGACACTATCCGAGAGGCAGTATCCAGCGGGCGAGGCATTGGCAAGTCAGCACTTGTCAGTTGGCTGGTTCTTTGGATGCTGACCACAAGGATTGGCGGCTCTGTGGTGGTAAGCGCAAACTCAGAGAATCAGTTAAGGTCGGTGACCTGGGCAGAGCTTACTAAGTGGTCAGCGATGTTGATTAACTCGCATTGGTGGGAGATAAGTGCCACCAAACTGGTGCCTGCTAAGTGGTTGACGGACATTGTTGAAAAGGACTTGAAAAAGGGCACTCGGTACTGGGCCTGCGAGGGCAAGCTGTGGTCGGAGGAGAATCCGGATAGTTATGCTGGCGTGCATAACCAGGACGGCATGATGCTGATCTTTGATGAGAGCAGCGGTATACCGGATGCGATCTGGGATGTGGGCGCCGGATTCTTTACCGAGAACACGCCAGACAGGTACTGGTTTGCGTTCTCCAATCCACGGCGCAACAGCGGGTATTTCTTTGAGTGTTTTAACGCTAAGAGGGCGTTTTGGAAATCAAGGACGGTTGACGCTAGGACGGTGGAGGACACGGACAAGGCGGTATACGAGCAGATTATTGCTGAGTATGGGGAAAATTCCAGCCAGGCTAAGATTGAGGTGTATGGGGAGTTTCCGTCGGCTGGTGAAGACCAGTTTATTGGGCCGACGTTGGTCGATGATGCAATGAAGCGGCCCAAGTACAAGGATATGACAGCTCCCATTATTGTGGGGGTTGATCCAGCTCGAGGGGGCGCCGACGCGACTGTAATTGTGGTTAGGCAGGGGCGCGACTTGGTGGCTATTAAACGTTACCAAGGCGAAGATACTATGACCATAGTGGGCCGAGTTATTGAGGCTATTGAGGAATATAAACCGACTTTGACCGTGATTGACGAGGGCGGTTTGGGGTACGGGATACTTGACCGGCTGACCGAGCAGCGGTATAAGGTGCGCGGTATTAACTTTGGAAATAAAGCCAAGCACCCAATGGCATTTGGCAATAAACGCGCTGAAATGTGGAATGATATGAGGAACTGGTTAAAATCTGCTAGTATTCCGTCCGACAGGCAGTTAAGGGCAGATTTAACTGGTCCTGCCAAGAAGCCAGATTCTTCGGGTACTATTTTCCTAGAGGGGAAAAAAGAGATGAGAGCAAGAGGGTTAGCATCACCAGACGCCGCTGACGCGCTGTGCGTGACGTTTGCATTTCCTGTTGCTCATCGCGAGTATACTGAGCCTGCCCGCAGAGTTAATTCTCAGGGCAGCGGCGTTAATACATCATGGATGGGCGCATGAAAAAAGTATCTTTATCTGTTGGTCGCGGCGAGAAGCTACCCACATCTCAAGGCGCTGGCTTGACGGCCAAGGGGCGGGAAAAGTACAATGCCGCAACTGGTTCTAATCTTAAGCCTCCAGCCCCAAATCCCAAGACCAAAGCAGATCAAGGCCGCAAAGATTCATTTTGTGCAAGAATGGGCGCAGTAGCGGCCAACGCCAAAGATGGCGAACGCGCTAAAGCTGCTCTTAAACGATGGAAGTGTTGATATGGCTACCAAACCTGGACTGTACGCAAA